TTATAACGATCAAATCTTGAATATACAGCTCCTGAAGTTAAATTAACAAATTCACCATTAAGATAAGCTTTTATTAACTGTGGAGGATAATTTTCTTCTAAAGAAGGAATAAACGTATCTGGTAAAAATGGATTATCACTTGTTTTTCCTTTTATTAATCTTGTATCCTCTTTTTTATTTTTTTCAAATGTTTCAAAAGCCCATCCATGACCTTCTGGGGTTGTTGTTGCATAAAATTGTTGAATATTACCCGACCTTAATCTTGCTAAAGCCATATTCATAGCTTGCTCAGCGTCTTTTTTTGGTACAGTATCGGCCTCATCAAATCCAACGGCACAGAGATTTTGTCCACGAAGGCGTTGATATGTAAGAATAGTTCTTAATAAAATTGTATGTGATCCTTCTTGAAAAGATAAAACATATTCTGGTAATGGTGAAGCTCTAAAAGTATATGGTATTTCCCACTCTTCAAGTAAGTCATTCATTGTTCTTATTAAAATGTCACGAAGCATTACTGAAGTAGGTTCAAAAACTGCAGAGATATGTCCAACGTTCATAGCTGCGAGCATAAAAGATTTTGATACTAAAGCATAAGTTTTACCTGCACCAAAACCACAAACTAAAGCTAATTTTCTGTGTTTAGTATCGTCACAAAATTTTTCTTGATGCGGCAATAAATTATTTTTAATTTTATTTATAACTTGATTTGCGGAAGGTAATTCATATAAACCATTACCGCTTAATACATGACCTTGTTTTAAAGTATCTAAAAAACTCACGAGCAAAGATCAGCTAATTTAGCGGCAGTATTTATAGCTCCAAGAGCAATATTAAATTGACCTGCATTTCTTGCTTCCATTTGTAAAGTTGAACATTGAGCCAATAAATCAGCAATCATTTGAGGTCTTTCAATATCCCAATCTTTTTTAATTTCTTCTCTAGCTTTTTTTAAATAATTATCAACTGTAGCTTCTGAGACCCCCCAGTTTTCCCTAGCATATCTTAGACAATCCGATCTTCTACCTCCTCGCGCAATTATGCGAGAAAGCTTTTGTACTCTAACATCTATCTCAATTTTACTAGATTCAGAAGCTCCCATTTAATTATTTTTTGTTTTAAACCAATGATTATATATTTCTAATGCTACACGCTGAGTCATAAAAGGGGGAACACTCATACCCATTACATAGCATGGATCAGTATTTAAAAAGTTAAAATCTTCTGGAAAAGTTTGTATTCTTTTAATTTCATAAGAGTTTAAATATCTAGGTTTTTTCCAATAAACTAAACCTTGAGTTGCAGTTACAGTGCGTGAAGGTAAACGAGGATTTACAGTACTCATATTAAAACAATGTCCTTTTGGATGAACAGTTGAAAAAGATTTACCAGGTTTTACTTTAAACCATAATTCTTTTAATTTATCACTAATTAATTTTTCTTCGGTATTAGGTTGAATTGTTTTACATGCCTCCTCAACTGAAATTAATTTTTCATTAAATACAGGTTTAAAAGGTTTTAAATTTAAATCTAATCTTCGTGCAATAAAAAAAGTTCTTTCTCTTGCTTGCGGAACACCCATCTTTGCAGCATTAAATAAAAATAACTGAGTTTCATAACCTGCTTTTTTAAAATCTCTAAATATTTCTTTTACATAACCTCGAGCATTACCAGCAATTAAACCTTTAACATTTTCGGCTATTACTATTTTTGGTTGTAAAAGTTTTGCAGTTTGAATGAAATGAAAAAATAAATCATCTAATCTTTGAAATTTTTGACCTTCTCTAAATTTATATTCAGTCCCCCATTTTTTTTCACGCTTGCCTGCCATGCTAAAAGTTGAACAAGGTGGAGAACCATCTAATATATCTAAATTTTTTAATTCTTCAGGTATATCTGTAAGTTTATTAAATTCCTGGATTCCCATTAAATAACTATATTTAGGTTTATGATTAGCTCTATAAATAGCCATCATTTCTTTATCAATTTCTACTCCACCTAATACATTAAAACCAGCAAGTTTATAACCCATTGATGAACCGCCACCACAATGAAAACAACTAAAAACATTTAAATTATTTTTTTTAATATCTTTTAAATCAGATAGTTTCCAGGCACCAAGTTTTTTTTCAATCATTTTTTATTATCAAATTCAAATCCGCAACGCGGACAAATGTTATCAAATTCACTAAAATCTGCTTCAGTTTGTTCTTTTGATCCATCAAAATCTTTAATTTCATTATCACCTAATAACTGTGATAAGTCATCATCATCAAAAAAAGGTTTTAAATCATAATCCATAGTTAAATTTTCAAGAACTTCTCTATCCCACTCAGATAAATCAGATGATCTATTATCAGCAATAGCTAAACCAACTTTTTGATCTTTAGTTAAATTAGTTCTTTTAACAGCAATAATTTCATCACCATTAGTTTCAATAACCTTTACATTAGTAACTCCAGCTGCTTTTGCACCTTCGATAGTTCCATTTCCAGCAATAATAGTATTATTTTCATCAATAACAATTGATCTACCAGTACCAAATTTTTCTAATGATTCAGAAATTAATTTAGCTGATCGATCAGTTCTTAATCGAGCATTGTTTGGATCTTGATTTAATTCTTGAATTGAAATTGTATTTTCAAATTTTTCTTGCATAATTTCTAAATTTTATAATTAATATATAGCTTTCAACAAAGTTTATCAGTTCTTTTTTTTAATGTCATTTAAAATTGTTTTATTTTTTGATAGTTGTTCTTTAACTTTTAAAATATAATCAGGAAGTTCAGTTTTATTGCCTTTAATATTTTCTTGTCTTATTTTATTAAGTGTTTTACAACTAAGTTCCCAAGATTCTTTACGTAAATTATGAATTAGTCTTGTTTTATCTTTTGGAATATCAATACCAATATTGTTACAAATGTTAGAAGAATCATCTCGAAAACCATGTTTTTCTATGGAGCCATCTTCTTTTCTTTGTGGATATGCTGCTTGACACCAACAAATAATAGCTAAATCATGTCTTTGATCATAGCCGGGCAAAACATTAGATAAATAACCATCAGAATTATGAACTATTCCAGAATCAGAACAGGCAAAACAATTGAAATCAGGTAGTTTATAAGTTACTTCTTTATCAATTGGAAAACGTTTAAAAAAAGTCATAAGCGGGTTTAAAATGGAACATTTTTATTCCTGGATTCTAATTTTAACTTGCTTTTTGGTTGTTGTACATAAAGAAATGCTTCATAGTAACCATCACGTAACCATTTAAACGCATTTGGGAAACAAGTAACAAATCCTCCGTCTTTTTCAATTCTATTTTGATCAGCTATGGCTCTTAATAAAGCAGGTTTTAATTGAAGTTGTATTTTTTTTGAAAGTTTATTGTAATGCTGATAAGTTAATTTTTTAGATTGTCCACTAGCTCTTTTTTTAATTTTTTGATATTGATTCCAAAATTCATTAAATTGATCAGTATATATATTTGTTTTAGTTAATTGTTTTAGTTTAACTTGTTTTAGTTCGTGTATCTCTGGGATACTACCCCCGGTATCTGAGAAAGACTGGGGTGGTATCTGAGAAATACTAGTATCTGAGAAATACTGCGGTTGTTTACTAGGGTTTTGAAGCTCTGGGTGAAGGGTGGTATCTGAGAGAGACTGCTTATTAGGTGGTTCAACTTTTAATTCATGCCATACTGTTACTCTATAAGCATTAGTTGATTGAAGGCCATCTTCAACTCTACCAATTTTTTCTAACCAACCTTTTTCACATAAAGATTTAATTACTTTAACAACTTTATTACGACCAATTTTTGCATCTTTAGCAATAGTTGAGTAAGAAGGCCATATATTAGGATAGTAACTTTGTAAAACCCACAAAACAGTTAATTCATAAGGATCAATTCTTCCTTTTAAGGCTGAAGGTAAAGAAACAAAAGGTGTTTTTTCAGGTATAAAGCTCATGGTTCAAAAAATATATATTGATGTCAAAGGGCTAAATCCAGCTCCTCAAGGAAGTAAAGTCTATATCGGCAAGGGAAGAATGATAGAAAGTTGTAAACGTTTGAAAGCATGGCGGGATTTAATTGAAATTGAAATTAAAAAAACTAATAAAAAAATAATTAAAGGGCCTTGTGAAATTTTTATTTGTTTTCGATTATCAAGACCAAAATATCATTTTTTAGCTAATGGTGAATTAACAAAAGATGCACCTAAACATGTAATTACAAAAAATCGAGGTGACTTAGATAAATTAGTTAGAGCATGTTTTGATTCACTAAGCATGACAGCTATTTCTGATGATGCCACCGTTGTGCAGTTAAATGCAAAAAAAAGGTTCTGCGAAAAACACGAAGAACCTGGCGCACAAATTTTAATAAAGTCAATAGAAAGTTAGTCGAATAGACACCACCCGCAAAAGTAAGTCTTTCCCTTTATTGCATCTTGGAACTACAAAAGTAAGGTATTTTATCCCAAAAGGATTCGACTAAACTTAATGTAGCAGATTATTTTGTAATTTTTAAATAGCCAATTTTGTTTCCATTAAAATCTTTTAATGGTTTTGATAAAGGCAAATCTTTATCACTTAAAGTAGTTTCTTTAGCAAAATTTGCTAAGTCTTGAAAAATTCTTGCAATTTCAGGTGCAGCATCTTCATAAAACATATCGTTATCAAGATTGATAGAAAAAGTAAGTTTAGACATAGTTTTAACTCATCATTTGTACGTAATCACTAATTTCACTAATAGTCATTCCATTATTACGAAATTCAGTAATATCATTATCAAAAAAGCCATTTTCAACTTTTTTAATAGCTTTTTTAGTGTTTATATTGAGTTTAAATAACTCTCGTAAATCAAGAAGCACTTCTTCTTTTAAATTAATTTTTTTCATTAATTAACCCCAAACCATAGTTTTAATTTCTTCATCATTCATGTGAATGTGTAAGTTTTGTCCTTTAATTAAATTTTTAAGCATAGTTTCATTTAAAGGAATATTTTCAGCAAAATCATCTCTACTTACCTCATTAGCTTTATGCCAAACTTCATTTCTATCTAAAGTTTTAGGATTATATCCTCTTGCAAAAGCTACTATAAATTTTTCACCTTTATAGCAACTCATTACATAAATTCCTTCATCTTTAACTAGCCAAAAAGATTTTTTGTTAGTGTACTTATCTTCATAAGCAACTTTAAATTCTTTAGCTTCAAGTGTTGCTTTAGCTAAGTCTCTTAACTTTTTAGTTGATGAAAAAGTAAGACAGTGAACATTTGTGTTGTAGTTCATTCGAAAGTTCCTCCTTGTGAAATAAATTGGTTTTCTAGTTTTGTTAATAAAGCTTGTTCGTTTTTAACTCTTTTTTTTAAGTGATCTCTATAAGAAATATGATCTTTAATAATATGTTGAGGCTGTTTTAATTTTTTACATTCTCTTACATACTGTTTCATACCTTCGTAGCTTGATTTAGTACCGTTTAAATCAACTCTAGTGACAAAGCAAAGATGTTCTAATTCTTCAGTAGTAAAGTTCATTATTCTACCTCAAGAAAAATAATATTGAACAATTCATTAATACGAGTTAAATCGCCATTAAATGCCCAATTAGTTTTAACGTTTTGTAGTTCCTCATAATGAGCAACTAAATCTTGAACTTTTTTAGCGTTAGCTTTTAGCTTTTCGACTTTAAGATTGAAGTCTTTTTGTTGTTTAGTTAGTTTCATTGAATAACTTGCGGGTTATATATATATTATACGCCGTATTTATAAGTAATAGCTGTCAATAGCTCTAATACTATGTAATCGTAGCAATCTTTGCATAGCTATTTACAGTTATTAAATATCAAGACATAATATAAATAGTTATTTCACCCGCATGAAATTATTAACAAAAGAACTTTTAAAAAAGTTACCTCCTCTCGGTCATTCAATTAAATCTAAAGAAGAACCCCAAGCTATTGTTAAATGGTTTACACCTGATTCAAATTGGACTTGGTATGTTGCTGAATACAATCCTGAAAATGGTATGTGTTGGGGCTTAGTTGACGGATTTGAAAAAGAATTTGGCTATTTTACAATTGATGAAATAGAAAAATGTAAAGGTCCTTTAAAACTACCTATTGAAAGAGATATGTGGTTTGAAACATGTAATCTTAATTCTTTAAAATGATGCAGAATTTATTAATGCTATTAGCAGCCTCAGGGCTGCTTTTTACTTCCATTTCATCTTCTTTAGATAAAAGCACACAAATTCATTGTGCTAATGGAATACAAACAGCCTGTGAATATTTATCAAAATGAATGATGCAAATTTTATTCGATTAAAAGGATTAATCGAAGAACTTTCAGATGTTGTTGAAAATCAACAAAAACAATTAAATCTTCAAAACGATTTACTGAACATTCAAAAATTTAAATTTGAAAAATTAGAAAAAACAGTAAATAGTTTAGAAAAAATATCAAACATTAATCTTTATACAAATTCAGATGACAAACGCTTTATTTAAAGATGATTTTATTAATGAAAAATTATATAGATCATCAAGTGATTATTCTGCTAGCGATATAAAGCTAGAAATAAAAACTAATGGTTTTACTTTATGGGATCAAAAACATAATCCTAATACAAGGCCTAAACCACCAACAACTGCACTTAAATTAGGTTCAATGCTTCATAAAGCGGTTTTAGAACCTACTGAATTTAGCTCTTGTTATCAAGTAATTGAAAATAAAAGGACTAAAGAAGGTAAAGAAAAAATTATTGAATTAGAAAAAAAAGGTATTGAAGCTATTTCATTTGAAGAAAAAGTTCTTTGTAATGATATTTGTGATGCAGTAGCAAATCACCCAATAGCTTCGGAACTTTTTTCAAAAGGTGCACCAGAACAAAGTTTTTTTTGGGATCACGAAGAAACTAAATTACCTCTTAAATGTAGAGCTGATTGGATTAATGGTGATACTATTATTGATTTAAAAACCACAGCTGAAGGAGGAGCTCATCAAGATAACTTTTCACGTGCAGTTGCGAATTTTTTATATCATGTACAATGCGCACATTATTGTGAAGGCATAAATTTAAATAAATTTGTTTTTGTAGCTATTGAAAAAGTATATCCATTTAATATTGGTATATATGAACTTGACTCTGAAACTATTGAAGAAGGTTTACGTTTACAAAAAGAATCGTTAAAAAGAATAAAGTCTTATGTAAAATCTGGAATTTGGCCTGGCTATAACGAACCAAATGAAGGAATAAAAACAATTAGCATACCTTATTGGGCATTTAAAAAATGACTGAAACTAATTCAAAAATAGCTTTTATTAAAGCATTACAAAAAGCACAAAAAGAATTTCCAACTTTAGGAAAATCTAAACATGTTAATCAAGGTGCATTTGGGTATGATTATTTACCACTTGAGCAAATGCTTTCTTTAATACAACCTGTTTTACATAATAATGGTTTTCATTTATCTCAACTCTTTGGTTATACGCCAACAGGTGAAACTTTAGTTAAAACTAAATTAGTTCACGAAAAAGGACATGAAGAAGTAAGTGAATTACCCTTATTTCTTCCACCGCGTGATTTACAAAAGAAAAATGAAGCTCATGTTTGGGGTGGTTCTGTTACTTATCAGAGAAGATACAGTATTAAATTAATTCTTGGTCTTGAAACTGATATGGATAATAATATGGAAATAGAAGAAGAAAAACAAAAAAAAGAAAAACTTAAAAAAGAAGAGTCAAAAGCACCTGTAAGTCAAAAATCTACTACTTTTGTTTTAGCTCAAGATGCTATTACTCAATGTACTGTATTAAATAAACTTGATTCAATGAGTAACAGTATAGCAGATAGATTAAATGAGGGAAAAATTAATGATGCTGAATATCGTAAATTATTAGATTTACTAGAAAAAAAATATACTGAATTAACAAAATAATGACTGATAAATTATATTTAACTACTAAAGATTTAGCTTATAGATATGGTTTAAAACCTTCAACAATTAAAAGTTGGAGGGATAAAACTAAAGCCGGAAAAAAAACCGGTCCTATATGGTACGAATTAAAAAAAAATCATTTGGCTTTAGGTAATCCTCGAGTCAGATATGAACTTCATCAAGTTTTAGCTTGGGAAGAAACTAACAACATTACTCCAATTAATTCTTTTTAAATTATGGCTTACAAACAATTTGACCCTGCACTTTCAATTCCTATAAATTTTTCAGTAAGAGATAACCCTTATCCAAACAGTAAAGAAAAATTTCCTAAACAATTAAGAATTTTTGTTCCAAAAAGTACTATAGATGAATGGTGCACTCACTTACAAAATGCAAAAAGTGAGGGTAATTGGAAAACTGGAAAAGTACGTAATATGGAAACTGGTCAATCTGAAGAAGTAGAAGGAATTTTTATAAACGGAATGGGTAGAAAAAGTACTTTTGAAGAAGATGAAGATTCATGCTTTGGTACTATAAACCCTAGAAAAATTGAATTAAATGAATCGGAGGATATTCCATTTTGAATAATAAAGAGGAAATACAAAACTATCAGTATAAACTTGCAGAGTTAGACAGACAATACTGGTTTGAAGATTTACCTTTAAAAGAATTTATTGTTAAATCAAACGGTATTATTAAACGTATGAATGAATTAGAAAATGAAAAGAAGTGAAACTCCTTTTTATGACAAACTTAATCGTTTAAAAGAAATCAGAAGAAAACGATTAGTCAAAGAATTACTTGATATTCAACTTCGTGGTGTAGAACATAGAGTCTATATCACTAACGATTCAAGAGCAGACCTTACAGTTAATGATGGGGATTGGATTAACGATCATATAAGGACTGCTATTGTTAAGCATAACTATGAAATTGATAGACTTCCAAGGCTACAGGTTAAAGATTTTAAACCAAAAGAAATTAAAGAATACGAAGACTCACTCGAATGAAAACACCGATAGGACAAAAGTTTCAACTTAATCAGGTTGTTAAAAGAAACGCAACAGTAGGTTATTCAGCCAGTAAATATGCACAGTTCACTGGCAAGATTACTGAAGTTTTAACAAAAAAGAATAAATTAGGAGTTCCTAAGTATTATTACAAAGTTTTTTGGGAAGATGGAAGATCATCTGAGCACGCCCAACATAGCCTTAAGCCTTTTCCATAAAGGTTTTTTAATACTCTTCATTTCTTTTTTCATTTCATGAAGAGCAATTAAAGCTTCAAGTTCTGCAAGACGACCTAACATACCTGTAAGAAATACATCTTGACGCATCTGATGACGTATTAGATTTGTGCAGTATTTTTGTAATTCTTCAGTATTTTTATTATTCATTATTTCTCTGCAACGCATCTCAACTGACAATTCCAGTTCTGGTGTAGGTTTTTCAAAATCTATATTGAATAGTTTGTCAGTGTCCATTTCCTTATGTCATCCTTTCCAAACATAACAATATTTGCTAGATTTGCCATAACTAGCCTGTA